GACGGATCAACAGACGAGACGGAGGAAATCGCTGGAGACATTGTTGGAGAAAGAAATAATGTAAAGGCTAGTCTCTTTCACCAACACGAAGGAGTATCAAGCGCCAGAAACATAGGAATAGATCGAACACACGGCAAGTATATTACCTTCCTCGACTCTGATGACGAATATATCGAGGGCGCCGTTGAGACTATGTTAAAAGCCATTGAATACACGAATGAGGACATAGTTCAGTTTAACCACCTGAGAGACGGGAAGAACGTCCCGAACTACTACGCGAACTCGAACGTCTGGGATCTAAACAAACTCCCGCCGAAGTGGGTGCTTGTTTGGAACAAGATTTATAAACGCGAGTTTATTCAGAAGCATAATATCTTTTTTCCTTACGGCCAGCAATTCGAAGAAGATCGAATGTTTAACTTCGAGTGCTTCAGATATATGCAATATCCGAGACTTGCTACAAATAGCGCGTACACGGTGAATAAACACAGACAGCCTGACGGTCTTTGTCATTCGGTCAGTGGGCACGATATTCTCGTCACGGCACAGAACGAACTGGAAATGCTCCGGAAGGCAGAGAATCCACAACTTGCGAAGTTGATCCTCAAATGTTTGTCAGATCTGATTTGTTCGAAGAACATGACGAGACTGTTCGGAGGTGAGAAATGAAGACTAGAGACTACTTGAACAGAGGATTTCAACTCAGTCGGAGGCTCGAAGTCAAGAAGGCCGCCCGGGACTCTTTGGGGAAAGTGATAAGCCGATATGAAGCAAACGAGACCCAGACGGATCACAGGAACACTTCGGAGGACACCGCAATAAGGTGGTCAGAGCTTCAGAAAGAGATCGAGGAAATGGAGAGCACCCTGAGACGAATCGACAAAGAGACAGATGAGATCATTTCACAGCTGCCAAATGCGAACGAGTATGCGGTCCTTTATTGCAGGTTCATTCGGAGGCTCAGCTGGAAAGAAGTAGCCAAGGAAACACGTTACAGCGAGCAACATGTATTTAGGCTGTATCAGGACGGACTGAGAGCCTGCAAGCCTTATATAGATGTTGCGGTATAGATCGGAGGCAAACAATGAATAATGAAAGACTTGCAGAGTTAAAAGCAAAATACAAAAATAGAAATTTGCTTGAAGAATTGGGTTGGGGAGCTTACGCAAATCATAGTGGGTATACACCTAAACAAAATGGTGAGTTTTTGAATTGGCTGTGCCTTATGGCATATAAAAAAATTAGGGAGAGCGAGTGGATTCCTGTTAGTGAGAAAGTACCCGAAGAAGAAGGAAGGTATATTGTATCACTCGATTACGGTGATGTGACAATCGATTTCTTTGACGGTGAGGTATTTATTTGTAATTTAGGGAACGTCGTCGCTTGGCACCCTCTCCCTAAACCATACAAGGAGGACGAATATGGCTGTTAAAGACTGGATTAAGATCGACAGAGAGACATTGAAGGAAATGCAGAGGATCAGCAAGACCCAGGACACGACCGTAGTCCTCAGAAAAGCGAAGGCGAACCTTGAGGAGAACATTGAGGATAAAGTATCACCCGCCAAGATGAGGAACGTCAACCTCGGAATCCTTAACACTTTACTGGGTGACATCGCTGTCAGTCTTGCCTTGATAGCCGACAGCCTGCAGGACTTGAAAAGATAAGAGTAAATAAGAGTTAATAATGTGTTAATATCCAAATGTAGATATATTCTTTATGTTCCGAATATATTCTGTTTGTCCTTTGGCCGCACTGGAAGCACCCTGTACCAGTGCGGTTTTTAATTGCACGAAAAGGAGTCAAGAAACCATGCCAGAGCTTGATATTGTTTATTTACTTAAACCTGATATAAACGATGATCCGGAAGAGCTCCGTTACAGCCTCCGATCTATCGAGAAGAACTTTCCACACAGAAAAGTGTGGTTCATATGTGGCTGCCCTCAGGGGATGAAGCCAGACGGATATATTAAGCACATACAAGGCGGTCCTACTAAGTGGGACCGTATTAAGTCGTCTATGTGGAAGGCGATCGAGTGCCCGGACATCACCGAGGACTTCTATCTGTTTAATGACGACTTCTTTGTTATGAAGCCGTTCAAGGGTGAATTTATAAACTTCATAGACGGGGATCTCGAGACGAGAATCCTCGAACTCTATAAGTTAAACAAGTGGCTTGCTCCATACGGCAGGACACTCTACAAGGCACAGCAGGAGCTTCGATCACTCGGGTGTAGTGAATGGAACTTTGATGTTCATCTTCCTATGCTGGTCAACAAGGCCAAGATGACCGAGGCGATAACTAAATGCAGTTCTCCACAGATGCGGAGCCTGTACGGGAATATAAGCGGGTGTGAGTTCGTTCAGCATAAAGACGTCAAGGTCTACGATCTTGATGAGGTACCGCCGAAGACGGTCGACTTCCTGAGCACGAACGAACAGACATTCGCAAACGGAAAGGTCGGCGAGTTCATTCGGAACAAGTTCCCGAAGCCGTCAAGGTTCGAGATATGAGTGAAAGATCAAGCCGCTGGCCTTACGTCAGAAAGTTAGCCTGGGACAGAGACAGGAAGAACAGAGCGCCCTGTCACATATGCGGCGAACGTATTGACTATTCAATAAAGCCGTCAAGTGCTCCTTTATCCTGGGAGCCTGACCACCTTATACCATTTACGAAGGCCCCCGAGCTCGAGCTGGATCTGAAGAATATCGCAGCGAGTCACATGCGATGCAACCGACAAAGGGGCGGGGGTGCTAACGACGGCGCGATCGGACAAAGGTCAAGGATTTGGTGACACAACCCTCAGGGACGAAGGGAGGGGCCTTTCAATCTTTTCACACTTTTACTGGAAAAGAGACCACGGCCCGCAGTCTTTTCCCTCCCCAAGAGGGTGAAACATTTTTAGGAAAGTGAGAATTTTTTATTGTCCGGGATAGCTCGACGGAGTGACAAGCGGTTAGCCTTGCCGTTTCCCGGACAAAACTAAAGGCCGAGCATAGAAAGGCGGTGCATCGATTTGGCAAGAAGTATAAAAGAAGTCCCTCCTCAGGAGACAACTGAGAAGACAACGAAGTCGACCACAAAGAAGACGACTTCCGCGACAAAGAAGGCGACAAAGTCGACCGCGAAGAAGCCGACGAAGAAGCAGACGATCAACCCGCTCCCGGTGTTGGAACCTGCATACACACCTTCGCAGGCTGAGAAGATGTGCAAGGGTATTAGTCCCGCACTTCGTCAGCAGGCTATCACTTTAGCCGAATCGATTTTGACGCTGCAGAAAAAAATTGAACAGCAAACTCCGATCTATGAGACCGAGCCCCTCATCCAAGAGGTCACGGTCGGGACCGGGGAGAAGATCCTACGAAGCAACCCCTTCGTGCAAGAGTTCCGTGCGACCGTTCGCGACTACTCCGCTGCACTAAAGAGCTTCAAGGAACTATGCGACGTTAAGGGCAAGCCACAGGACAGCTCTCCGCTTGACTCCCTGAAGAGTCGCTACAGGATAAGCTGACATGATACTCGGCAAGACCGAGCCGAGGATCTGGACACGGCCGCTTCGCAAGTTGACACCGAAGACCTCACTGGGGTTTGCGGCGATCGACTACGCCAAGGACGTCATGAGTATGGATCTTTACCCTTGGCAGGAGTGGGCGCTGATACATATCTTCGAAGTAGTGGGTGATCTTGATGATCCTGATTGGACATTCAGGTATAGAACGGTCGTCATCATGGTCGCCAGACAGAACGGAAAGACACAGCTGTCGAAAGTAATTGCTTCGTTCTGCCTTAACGTGCTGGGAGTTCAATCGATCTTTGGCACTTCCCTGTCGCTTGAGAAAGCAGAAGAAGTCTGGGACGCCGTGGTCGACGAACAGGAAAGCAACCCTTATCTATATGGTGAGATCGAGACAGTCGCCAGAAAGAACGGCGGCAAGAAGCTCGTACTTACCAATAAACGGACGTATAAAGTCGGCGCGCCTACCAGAAGGGCGGGACGTGGCGACTCGAATGACATCGTCATGCTTGACGAGTTAAGAGAACAGAGAGACTGGGAAACGTGGAGCGCTGCAGTCGCATCTACGAGCGCAAAGCCGAGAGGCTTGACGATCTGCTTCACTAACGCGGGTGATCCGACCTCTATCGTACTGAGACAGGTCAGATCACAGGCTATTGCAAAAATAAACGGTTCGGAGGCGAACGACTTCGGCGGTGATGTCGACGTTGAGACCCTCGGACTGTTTGAGTGGTCTTCTCCGGAAGGAGCCAAGACCGACGACCTGAAGGCGCTCGCTTATGCGAATCCTGCCCTCGGTTACGGAAGAATAACAGAGAGGGCGCTTATGTCGAACAGGTCAACCTTTACAGAATCGAACTTTCGATCTGAGTGTATGTGTCAGCAAGTCGAGACCTTGCTTCCTGAACCGTTCCCTGCAGGGGCGTGGGTCGGAGGAAGAGACGAGACCAGCTGCATCAGCGACGTCAGCGAACTGTTCTGGGGCATTGATATGTCACAGGACAGAACCTGGACCGTCATCGGGGTCTGTGGTCTTCGTGAGGACGGGAACTATCACGTTGAGATAGCCGAACGTCGACCGGGAACAGACTGGGCGATTGATTGGTTCAGACAGCGAGCTCAGAGGTATGGATCTATGAAACTAGCGTTTCAAGAGCGCGGCGCACCTGTCTCGGGGTTGGCCGAACAGATCTGCACGATCGAAGGGATTGAAAGAATGGCACAAGGCGGTCCTGACCTCTCAGCGGGGTGGAACCGCTTTTTTGATGCAGTTGCTGCTTGTTCTCCCGAGAACAAGAGCGGCGGCGTGAAGGTTTATCACCTGCCGCAGCCGATCCTGGACACTCCGGGGAAGACTTGCCAGCTGAAGAACCTCGGCGGGGGCATCATGCTACCCGACCGCGTAAAGAGTCCGGACGACATAAGTCCACTCATGGCCGTGGCTATGGCTTACGCAGGAGCCACGACGATTAAGAAGAAAGAGAAAAAAGTATATGCGTCAGCCTATGCCTCCGGTAGTGGGATGACGTTTATCTAAATCTATGGAAACAGGAGGGCATGACAATGCCGAGCATTTTCGATCGCTGGCGATTAATCAGCAAGCCGTCTGTCACGAATATCTATATTCAGGGCGACGCTTCCACGCAGGTGCTGAACTTGACAGCCACGGAACTCTATCAGACGCAGGACAACCTCCGCGCAGTCGTTGACTTCCTCAGCAACAGCCTCGCACAGCTTCCGCTCAAGGTATATGTCAGGGATGACGAGACCAAGAGAAGAAGGGACCGCGACAGTGTGGCCGCAAAACTTC